GGCATACTTCGGAGCAATGGCATTGAGTAAGCTGGCAACGGTTGTTAAGGCCGTCGCAATCAGCGCAAGGATTCCAAGAATTCGAGAGAGAGTCATAGGGTTTTCCTCCTTTTCGGCCCGAACTCAATCCAGGCCACAACAAGCAAAATGGAAACGAGAACCGCGATCAATATCCACTTGTTCGCGGCCAAAAAGTCCCGCACGGCAACAAGTAGAGCAAGGAAGCTGGGCAGGGTATTCCCAGTTTTCACGGCTTGCCCTACGGTTGCCGGTCGGGTGACATCTGACGCAGGGAAGCGATTAGGCGTCAGATTCGGGGGGTGTAAATGAAAATCAGATGCCCCAATTTGAGGCGCTTTGCCGGGTAGGCTGGATTTTTCCACTTGAACAGGTATCTGAGTGGCCTTTTTCGTTCCCGGCGCGTTCTGGGGCAATTCTGGGGGCAAATTCGCCGGATTGTGAATTTCAATCCAGATTTTTCCACTTAAGGCAGCTTCGGCCAAAAGATTATAAAGCCGATTGAAGGCGGAACGGCTTTCCGTAATTCGGTTATCGCCTCGCCTCTTTCCGACCAGGATGCAGCCGCTTGTATCCGCTGATGTGTTGCCGACGTGAATCAGGATGCCGTCAAACATCGGCACGTTTACAAGCCTTGGCATTACCTTCTGGAATCTATGCGACCAACTCATTATCACTTCGTAGCGTCCGGCAGGGATTGCCGTTTGATGTTTAATCTTCACGCCTGCGGGCCTCAAAACATCTTCCAGCGTGTAAGAGAAAAACACGCCGTCAACGTAAAGCTCGCCAATCGTCGTTTGATCTGTAAGCCATTTTCTACGAAGTGTGAGGTTCATAGTGCGCGCAGTTTACGGCAAATTAGGATTTAGGCGAAAGGGATTCTTTTTCGAACCTTTCAAGTCGCCGGATAATGTAAGCCGCATTTATCAACTTACGCCGCACGCTTTCCCAAGGCTCAGAGCTTACGCCTTCGCCTTTTTCGTTCGGCTCTTAGGATAGAGCCGCTGTGCCAGATCGTAGCTCACATGGACAAATGTAAACCGCGTCCTGCTCCAATCAACGCACTCTGCAACGCCTCCGCATTCTCGGCATCGCGCCAAATCGCCTTGCGACCAAAAGCGACGGCGGCGCATTGGAATTTTACAGATTGGACAAGTCGGCCCCGTTAGCTGTGGACATTCGTAAGCGTTGCCATCTTCCGTCCTATACATCAGCTTTAGACCGTCAAGGTAATAGGTCGGCCCGGTAAAGCCGCTTGGCGTAAAAACTAAAACATTGTCAGGTGATGATTTCCCTACAAACTCCGCGCCCAGTTCAGGCGTTGTTGCAAACTCTATCTCGCTCATCTTGTTTCCTTTCCGCTTTCGCTTGTTTCCATTCGCAATAGTACGCTTGGCACTCATCGCACAAGGCTCTGTCTACTCGCTTGCGTTCGCCGCAATCAGTACAGCGCCCGCGTTTTTTTCGTTCGGCTCTTAGGCCCGCTTGATAGAGCCGCTGTGCCAGATTGCAGCCAGCGCAGCGGCATTTCGTTTCAAGTTCCTTGCTTTCACAATCAATGCAAACGCCTAAGAGGATTCGGCGCTCGCGGGTTGTCATAAATCCATCATCTCCGAAAGCAGTGAAGGATTCTCAACGAAGGTCTGCGGCGCGGCTTTTGTTTTCCGCTTTTCTTTCGGCTTCGCAGGCTTTTCAACTTCGACCGGCTCAGGCGCGAGCGTTTCCGGCTCTTGTTCGGGTTCGGGGAGTTCCTGTGCGGCCTCTTGCTGTTCGATAAAGCTCAACAGGCTGTCTTGCTCGCGTGTCGCTCTTTCTTCCGCCTGCCGCAGATTCCTGATTGCAGATTCGTAATAGCTCCGCTTCAGTTCAATGCCGATGAACTTACGGTGCAAGCGAACGGCCTCATAGCCTTCTGAGCCAATCCCGGCGAACGGTGAGAAAACAGTATCACCCGGCGCAGACCAGAGCTTAACGCAACGCTCAATCACGCCAAGCTGCAACGGGCACAAGTGCCGCTCATCGTTCGTATCGCGGGCTTGTGCGACGTTGAGGACGTCAGTCTCACGAATGCCACCGGGAAGCCCGCGAAAATTGCCATACCAGACAGGCGCAGCCCACTCAATCCACTCTTCCTGCGTTATCCAGCCGTTCGGGTTTTGATACTTATCAGAAACGCCCGCGCGAATCGGGCGCGGATTGTCGCCCGGCTTTTTGAATTGCAGGATGTAATCAGCCAGTGCCATGTGCATCCGCGCGGAGTCTGTTGCAAGGCTCTTGAATTGCAGCCCGGCATCTTTCGTGCGAATCGCTTTCACTTGCGGATTTTTATCAATCGTCACTTCGCCGTAATAAATCCAGCCCGCTTTTGTCATGGCCTCAATCACGCGCCCGCGAAAGTCGCGCAAGCCGGTGAAGCCGTCCGTGCCTTTGAATGCTACTTGCTGCGTCAGGTGAATCGCACAAGAGCGGCCCGGCATTGTGATGCGGAATAGATCGGGAATCAGGAAGGTGAAATGCGTAATTAGCTCATCCAAGTTTTCACAGTTGCCGATGTCGCGCGGAGTGTTGCTATAGGTGTACATCCCAGGGAACGGCGGAGAGAAAACAGAAAGGCCGACACTCTCGGTTTCAATCTCTTTAATTCGCTCAGCCGAATCGCCAAGCATTAACTTCCAGCCTTTGCCTTCCGTTTCCTTTTCCGCATATTCCATCTCTTCACGTCCGGCCATTTGACCGCCTTCAAGACTCATCTCTTCGATTAAGCTATCCATCATCGCCGTATGCTCCCTTTCTTTGCGTCGGATGTTTGCAACTACGTCGCCGTCGGCTTCGCTGACGATCTGCCACACATTGACCGGCTTCGTTTGCCCGTAGCGCCAGCAACGGCGAATAGCCTGATATTGCTGCTCGTAAGAATCCGACATTCCAACAAAAGCCATATTGCGGCAGTGCTGCCAGTTCATCCCAAAACCGCATATGGATGCCTTGCTGATAAGAACCCTGTAACGACCCTCTGCGAATCCGAGCATTGCATCGGCCTTGTGTGCGGCGCTATCTGAGCCTTTGACCTCAATGGCATCGGGAATAGCCTTCGCAAGCGCGGCGCTTTCGTCGTTGAAATCGCACCATACAAGCCAAGGCTCAGTTGAGAGATTGACCATTGCCGCGCATTCGTCTACGCGGTCAGCGGTTGAGTCCTTTCGCGCTCGGCGGCGCTCTTGCAGCGTCTTTGCGCCGATGTCGAAAAGCGCATCGGCGGGCGGCGGCGCAGTCACGGTCTTTTGCTTGATTCGCAATTCAGGTAAGACAAAGCCATCATCGCTAAAGCCAAGATCAGACGGCTTGCGCATCGCCACTGCCCACGATGCAACCCACTTCCAAAAGCCTGCGCGGGCATGGCCTTTCAATCGCCACTTGTGCGTCGTGTTGCCGTCTTGCGTGAAGTAAAGAGCCTTTACTTCTTTTTCAGTCATCACGCCAAGAAATTCTGAATGGTTCACGATCTCAATCAAATCATTCGGCGCAGGCGTTGCGGTGCAAGCGAGCCGGTAATGAATGTTTTCCGCGAACCCATCAAGCATCTTGCGGGTTTTGCCATCGAAGGATTTCAGGATTGAGCTTTCATCCAGCACGATGCCGCCGAAGTCTTCAGGGCTGAAGTGATGCAGCTTTTCGTAGTTCGTGATATTGATTCCCGGCCCGATGTCCTCTTGCTTCTCGCAAACACGGGCAGCGTAATCGAATAGCTTTTCGCATTCGCGCTTGGTCTGTTCAGCCACGGCAAGCGGCGCGAGAATTAACACGGGCATGAATGTTTCGAGGCTGACGCGATGCGCCCATTCAAGCTGCATCGCTGTCTTACCCATGCCAGTGTCGCAGAACAACGCCGCGCGGCCTCTGCGCAGTGACCATTCCACAATCTTGCGCTGATACGGGAAAAGAGCCGAACTGATTTCCCTGGCCTCGAATCCGACCGGCTTAGCCGCTTTGATCTTCGCTGCTAAAAACTCTTCGTATTTATCTGGTTTTGTTTTTTTACCCTGCTTCATCGCTTCCCCTTTCTGGCTTAGAAAAGCCGCTGCTCTTTTCGTTCAAAGTTCAGGCTCACTCGCCCGCCTTTCGGCGTAACGAGAAAGCCTTGCTTCTTTGCGAGCGCGTAAAGCTCATACGTCATCAGGCAATCATTCAAACAGTAGTTAATTACCCGCGCGTGCTGGCCTTGCTGCCAAAGTATTGGCGCAAGTTTGCCGCTGTCTGTTTTGCGGATTTTCAAATTCTTTTCAGCCATCGCGTCGAGACTGAAACGAAAGCCGCAGGCGTCTTTGATGACACGCAAAAGATCAAAGCTCTTGGTTATCGGCACGATGACGCCGCTCGCTTGCAATACGCGATGATCAAAGCCTTCGCCGTTGTACGTGACGACGACATCGGCATTATTAACGGCTTGCTGAAAGTCTTTCACGTTGTGCTCATCGTAGATAAGCGGCAGCGGTGATTCCGAGTCCAACGCACACAGGCAGCCGATGCCCATTCGGTCAAAGTCCTGAAACGTATTCACGTACTCAATACCGGGGTATCGTTCCTCAAATTCATCAGCGGGCTGACCGTTTAAGATTGCTCGCTTGATTTCAATGTCATAAGTCAAAATTCTCATCAGGTGTTTCCTTTCTTGGTTAGATGTTCAAAGCCGTTGCCAGATTGCGGATTGCCTGATCGTATTCGTCATACAATCCCGCGCCGTCAATCAGCAGTCTTTGCAGGCTACGCTTATAGCCTTCGTAGATATTCTGCCGGTCAAGCGGCCTCTCTTTGCGATGCTGCCGCGCGTCAATGATCGTGCTTTCAATAAGTGCGCTGATCGGTATTTCAAAATCTACAGCCTGTGCAGTTTGCATTGGGTAACTCCTAGTTGTAAGGAATTGAGTCATAGCCGCTCACCACATCCTCATCGTCTTGAGGCTCAGTAGGCGGCGCGTAGTAATTCGGCTTTTCGCTTAGCCTGCCCGTGAAGCGGTCACGGTATAGCTCAGCCATTCCAAGCTCGCCATTCTCTTGGAATCTCACTTTTTGCGAATGAAGCTGTAACGGCGCATTCGGGTTTTTCTTGTCGCGCCACGCGCTCAAAATCATATCGGCCTTGTTGAACCAATGCGCTGAGCCTGCCATGTCGTAAGGCGTTGCGACTGGGTAAGAGCCGTCTTGTTGCTTTTGTAGCTTCGTTGGGTGGACAACAATCCAGATGTGAATTGAGTACATCCGAGCAAAGCGGCGAATCTTCGTTAGGCTCTTGTCTATGTAGTCCGTCTCTGTAACGTAATCCGGCCTTGCGTGGCCTACTTCGTTCCAAGGATCAATGACCAAGCCTTGAATGCCGTAGCGCGTCACGCAGGCTTTAGCGAGCTTCAGAATGCCGTCTATGCTTAGGTCTGATTCTTCGGGTTGAATAAATGTGAAGTAATTGCTCAGCCAATCCATCCCGCTTTGCACGGCATCTTTGTCCATTCGCTGAATGACGCGCATTTCGTTGAATGGCTGGCCTTGGTATATCTGAAGCAGCGACGCAACGTGCCGCTTGAGCGG